AGGCCGGTTTTTAACGCCACGATGGCCTGCTTGACCCGCTGCGCGGTCCACACCCGTTCGGTCGTCGCCGTGCCCGCCTCGGCTTCGGCCTGGGATGGAACGTCGAGGTCGGCTTGAAGCCCTAAGTTTATCGAGGCGAGAGTGCCGACCGTGATCCAGGCGTTATCCGCCGCGTTGCGGATTTTCAGCAGTCCGGTGGTGGTGTCGGCCCACCACTGATAGGCGAAGGTGGTGGACGGCTCGCTTGTGCCGCTAGACAGGCCCACCAGGGCGGCGAGCGCGTTATTGAGATCGGCCCGAACCGTGGCGCCGTCTGCATTGGCGATGTTCATGTCGTGTTGGGCCATGTGCTAAACCACCTCGTCGGCTGTTACGGTGAGCGCGCTCACCTGGATGTTGTAGGCCGGATCGTCGACCGAGAGCCGGGCCTGAAAGTCGAAGCCGCGCGCCTGGTATTCAGCCGCGTCCAGGCGATGCCAGGCCGACCAAGTTGGCGAGGATGCCGGGTCGTCGTCGGTCTCGCGTGCCCATACTTGTGCATCGCCACTTCCCGCCACGGAACCGTCAAAATCTTCCCAGTCGTCGAGCAATCCCGTGCGGTCGTCAATCTTGTCCAGTACGTTGATGATGGTTACGGTCAGGTTGCTGCGCAGGCGCGTGAGCTTGACGCTGCCCAGATCGATGCCGGCGGCGAAATCGTAGGTGCCGCTCGAAGCGATGCCGCTGCCGGCGTCCAAGTCGACGACCAGATCGAGGTCCGGGATCGCGTCGAACGACCCGGTGCCGACCAGCTTGAGAACGCCGCTGTCGGCCACGGTGCTGCTGTGCGTGCCGACAAAGGTCGTGTGTTCGTTGATCGTGTTCAGATTGGCGAAGGCTAGCACCTGGGCGCCCTTGGTGGCAGCAGACGCGGCGGTCGCCGAGGGCACGCCAGAGGAGTCAATCGCCTTGGCCAGATAGGTTCCGGGCTTGAGCGGCAAAACGACAACGGTATCGGCGCCGTCGACCGGATCGCCGATCGAGACCGAGGTCTGCCAGGTGGCGCCGCTCTGAGCCTGGCTATGGCGGAACGCGATCCTGCCGCCGATCCGAACGTCCAAGTCCGGATGACGATCCCAGCGCAACAGCGCCATGCCGCCAACCGCGACAAGCGTCAGGTTGGCAGGCACCGCCGGTGGTGCGAGCAGGCCAAAAATTTCGCGGTTGCTGGTGGTCGAATAGTCGGATGCGACGCCGAGCTCGTTCAGCGCCTTGACCCGGAAGTCGTACAAGCCCGGCGCGATATCGAGGATCTCGATGGTGGCGTCCGGGGTGCGCGGCAGGATGGTCCATTCGCTCGCCGAGGCCAGCTTGTATTCGGGCTGATACGCCTTCAGGAAGGCATCGGCGCTGGCCACCCAGCTCAGCACCGCCTTGACCTTGACCCCGCCGCCGTCGCGGGTCTGGTAGGTGACCTCGCTGAGCTCCGGAGCGCCGGGCGGCGCCACGGTGAACGGGTCCGGCAGGTTGCTGTTGGGGGCGAAGTCGACGATCGTCTCGTCGCCCAGGTTCCAGTCCCAGACTTCCGCCGCCTCCTCGCGGTAGGTGATGTCGATGCCCTGGTCCTGGTTCTCGCTCCAGCCCAGCACCCGGAACTGTTTGGCCGCGTAACCCAGGTGGTCGAGGGTCACCGATTCCACGTCCCAGACCGCGGTCGCGAAGCGGCGCGGCTTGGCCGGCCAGGTGAGCGCCGCGCCCTGGCGCGCGCGCTCGAGCGCGATCTTGAGCAGGCGCTGACCGGCGACCGGGTCGGTGGTGAAGGGGAACTCGAAATCGCGGTAGATGCGCTCGCCGTCCTCGGCCTGGTAGGTCGCGTTGGTGGCGGGCGCGATGTCGCCGCGGGTCCAGAACTTGTCCGGGTCGACGAAGGTGCCGCGCGCCGCGTTGAACACCTGGTCGCGCGGCAGGGACGGCAGCACCTCGAGATCGCCGGCGCGCAGGTCGGTCTCGCCGACGTTGGCGCTCGAGGAGACCGCCGCGCCGGCGTAGACCTGGAACGTGCCACCGCTGTAGACGACCACGCCGGCGGCCGCGGTCATCAGGCTGTCCAGGGTGGCGAGCGGCCCCTGGCCGAGCGTGATCACCCCGTTGCAGGTGTAGCGCAGTTGCGAGTCGCGGGTCGCCGTATGGGTACCGCTGCCGGCGGTGGTGATGTCGATGGCGGCCCGGGCGCGCGCGCCTGACAGCGTGGTCGCCAGCTTGACGGTCGCCTTGTCGACGCGGATCGCGTAGTAGTCGGTTGCGGCGGCGAGCGGGCTGGGCAGGCTCGCCGTGGTGCTGACCCGCACCACGTCGCCGGTCTTCCAGGCCCGCGAGTTGGCGAGCGCGAGCGTGTCGGCAACCGTGTCGGCGGTGAAGGTCTCGGCCTCGGCCGCGAGGGTCACCTGCTCGTCGCAGATGTTGGCGGCGGCGCCCAGCGCCGTGTCGTCGAGCTCGCTATCGGCCAGGTTGAAGCCGTCGCGGTGGGTCAGCCAGTGGCGGACGCAGAGCGCCCAGTTGTCCGACCACAGCATCTTCGAGGCCGTGCCGCCGCTGCCCCCGGTGGTCAGCGCCACGCTGGCGCCGTCCTGATCGATCAGCGTGAAGGTCGTGGTGGTCGGCACGGTCGCCACCTGGTGCATCTTGGCGACCGCCGGCACCGCGGCGCCGTGGCCCTTGATCCAGACGTAACCGCCGGCCGCGAAGCCGTGCGCGACGCTGGTGTTGAAGACCGCCGGGTCGGCGGCGTTCGATGTGGTGAGGGTGGCGCCGGCGTCCCGCGGATCGTGGAGCGGCACCCCGCGCACCTGGGCTTTCAGGTTCGAGAACGAGTTGGGCCAGACGTCCAGGTTCCATTTCAGGCGCGCGGCGGTGTAGGTGATGCCGCCGCCCTTATGGGCCACGGTCCAGTTGGCGACCTCGGAGACCAGGTCGCCGTCGGCCGCCTGGTCGAAGGCGCCGAGATGGGCGGTCAGGCGCAGGTGGCCGGCGAAGCGCCCGCCGGTCACGTTGCCGCCGCCGTCGATCGCCCCGACCGCCTCCTCGTTGACCAGCCAGGCCACGATGGCATCGGACGGGTGGTCGCCGTGGGGCACCACGACGTGCAGGAATTCCTTTGAGCTTCCGGTCGACTCGAACAGCGGCAGCGGCCCGGCGATCATGGCCTCGCCGAAAATGAGCGTGCGCGGCAAGGCCGTGGTGCGCGCCAGCAGCGTGCGCTCGCGCGCCTCGACGCTGAAGGCCGGGAAGGCTGGCGTCTCGACGGGAAAGATCGCCGAGTTGATGAGCGACAGCGCCAGGCCGGCGCCGGCGATCACCACGGCCGAGAGGCCCACGCTCAAGCCCAGGATGGTGATCTCGCTGGCGAACGCGAGGGCGCCGGCGGCGCCGGCGGCGATGACCGGGGGCATCTCAGATCCTCCAGGCGCGGCGCCCGGCCGCGAGCGGGAGGCGCGCCCAGCCGGCGCCGCGCGCCGCCGTGATCAGGCCCCGGCCCGAGAGGTCGACGACGGCAAGAACGTCCTCGAATCCATCCTCGGTCTCGGCTTGCGCGAGCACCAGGTCGCCGCGCTGGGCATAGCCGGGCGCGACCTCGGCCAGGCCGAGCTCGGCGGCGCGTTTTTCGGCCACCGCCTCGAGCAGGGATTCGCCGGCGGCCAGGCGCCGGCCCAGGTAGCGGCGCTGGATTCCGAGCGCGCCGTGGGGCGTCTTGTAGCGCGGCCCGCGCGCCGTGGGCGCGAAGGGCGCGGCCGGGTCGCGATCGCCCAAGGCGCGGGCGAGGGTGCCCGCCGCCAGGCTGCAATCGAAAATTCCCCAGGCGAAGGGCGCCTCGGCGTGCGTCTCGATGGCGTCGCGCAGCCGGGGCACCCAATCGGTGTGTCTCATGCCACCCCCCAGATGATTTCCTTGCCGGCCACGACCTCGGGCAGGAACTCGAAGAACTTGTCGCCGGGGCGCCGGGCCTGATGGTCGACGTCGTCCCAGCGCGGGTTATTGACCGGGCGCTCCCAGCGCGCGAAGCGGCTGACGATGACGACCGAGATCGTGGCCGTCTCGCCGAGCTTGATCGGCATCACGTCCATCAGGCCCTGGAACACCAGCGCCGGCGCGCCGATGATTTGGTCGGCGGCGTCCAGGTAGGCCTTCCAGAGCTTGCCCGGGCGCCCCTGGTAGGACTCGGCCAGCGCGGTCGAGACCAGCGATCGCTTGATCCCGCTGAGGGTGAGCGTGATCTTGTGGGCCCGGCCCTCGGTCGATTCCTCGATCGCCGACACCCCGCCCAGGTCGCCGACGCCGAGGAACGGCACTTCGCCATCGCCGGGATCGAAGTCGACCGTGAACGGCGCCGTGGTGGCGCGCACGAAGCCACTCGCGAAATCGAGCTCGGCCAGGTAGATCGGCCGGACGGTCTCGGCCTGGGACGCCGCGGCGACACCGGCGGGAAGGTTGCGCGGCATGGCTTACCCCGTATCGAAGGATTCGACGGCGGCGAAGGAAATGCCGTAGAGATTCCCCGCGCTTTCCCGCCAGCCGGCCTGGTCGTCGTCGATCAGGCGCATCACGCAGGTGGCGGCTGCGATGATCAGGGGCGCGTTCTCGGTCGGGCTTTCGCGCAGCGCCGGGCGGAAGCTGAGCGTCGCGTTGCCGCCGCCGTCGGAGTCGTGATCGGCGACCGCCTTGTGCAGCGAGCGGCCGCCCGACGGCAGGTCGATGGCGAAATAGTCGCCCTTCAGAAAGACGCCCGTCACGCTCGTATCCCAGCCGTCGGCGATCAGCGTCTTGCCGCTCTGACCGGCACCGTTGACCCGCGGCGCCGAGGCGCCGACGGCGCCGCGGGGCGTGCCGCCCAGGGGATCGCCGGCGTAGAAGCGCCCGGCCATGCCGTCCAGCTCCGCCAGGAACGCCTGCCACACTTCCGCCTCGGCGCGCTCCAGCGCCGCGTGCGCCGCTTCCAGGCGCCAGCGGGCGCCGGGGAATTCCACGGTCTGGGTCGTCTTGTTCAGGGCCGAGGTGTGGGCGAGCGTGTTGGACGCCAGGCGGAAGCTCGCCTCGGCGAATTGCGGCGTCGGCGGCAGGGCGAGAATCGGCATGCCGTCAACCCCGGCGCCGGCCGGCGGCCTTGGCGAAGGCGCCGCCGGAATTCAGCAGCTCGGTCACCGCGCCAATGGTTTCGCGCTTGATCTCGGCCTTGAACACCTGGGCACGCGCGAACACGCCCGGTTCGGCGCCGCGGAAATCGAAGTGCTGGGTGATGGTCACGCCGCCGCCCCCGCGCTGCTGTGCCGGGGTCAAAACGTCGATGCGCTCGTCGGGCGACGCACGGATCAGGCGCAGCTGGCTGTCGGGGCCGCCGCTGCCCCCGACCATCAGCGAGCCGCCGTGGGCGAAGCTCTCCGCGAAGCCGAGAGGATTCGGTAGAAGGCCAGGCCCGCCGCCGAGGCCGAACAGCGACAGGGCGCCGCTCAGCAGCCCCCCTAGACCGCCGCCGCCGCCGCCGCCGAGCACGCTTTGCGTGCGGATGGCGTTGCTCAGGATGTCCTGGAGGGCCCTGACCGCGACCCGGCCTAGGTCTTTCCAAGACTGAATGTGGCCGCGCAGCGCCTGATCCAGCACCCCGTCGATCGTGAAGGCGATTTGCCGGATCGCGGCCGCTTCCTCGCGGTTCGCCTGCGCGGCCGCCGCGGCGCGCTCGCGCTCCGCCTTCCGCGACTCCTCCTGCGCCCGGGCCAAGGCCTGCTGCGCCCCCACGTTGGCCTCGATCAGGACGATCTGCTCCCGGGTCAGCAGGTTTCCCTCCCGCATCGCGATCGCGTTGGCCTGGATGACGCGGGTGCGGACCTCGCGCTCCTCGTCGGAGAGGCGCAGCAGGAAGGTCTCGTTTTCCAGGGCGACCATGAAATTGAACAGCGCGTCGGTCTCAACGTCGGTCGCCGCGGCCGTCCCCAGCCCGCCGGCCTTCGCGGCGGCGCCGGTGAGGCGTTTGATCATCGCGTCCAGCTTGAACGTGGCCGCCTCGATGTCCTGCTGCACGCCTTCGAAGTCACCGAAGATCAGCTCCGCCAGGCCCTCGGGCAGCGCCGCCTTGACGCGCGCGACGAGGGCGTCGAAATCGGCCTCGATCCTCGCCGTCTCGCGCGCCGCCGCCGCCCGCGCCTCGGCGAAGCCTTCGGCGAAGACCTCGCCGGCGTCGCCGGTGATCTCGACCGGGATCTCGATCTTGACGATGCCGAGGCGCTCGCGCACGACCCGGGGCAGCGATTCGATCAGGTCGTTGATTGCTTCCAGAAAGGGCCGCTCGACGTTGTTGCGGAACTGCTGCACCAGCCAGAAAGCGACGCCCTCGGCGATCGCCTTGGAGGTCGCGATGATGGTCTCCTTGAACAGAATCCAGGCGGCCAGGATCGCGGTCGCGGCCGCGGCCGCCGCGAAGACCGGGCTGGCGAAGGCGGCGGCGAGCAGCGCCAGCTCGACCAGCACCACGCGGATCGCAATCCGGAACCCGCGGCTGAACGCGACCACACCCACGAGCGCGAAGCCCAGGCCGCGCACCAAGAGGCCGAGGGCGATCAGGCCCGGGCCGAGCGCCGCGGCGATCGCGCCGATGGCGAGCGCGGTCCGCCGCGCCTCGGGCGAGAGTTCCTGAAGCCGCAGCACGAATTCCTTGATCCTGTCTATCGTGCGCCGCGTGGCGTCGATGAGGTCCTTGCCCAGGAGCTCCAGGAGATCGCCGAGGTCGTTGATCATCTGCCGGAAGGGGCCGAGCCCGCTTTGCGCCGCCGCCACCGCCACGAGGAAGCCGGCGGCCAGGATACGCTGGGCCTCGGCGGCGCGCTTGCTGTCGTCCTTGATCAGCCGCAGGGTCGGGATGTAGCGGTTGAGCATCGTGGTGTCGCCCTCTTCGAGCGCCGCGGTGTAGCGGATCGCCGAGTTGGCGTTGATGCCGAAGGCGGCGGAGAGGGCGACGGCGTTCTTGGCCGCGCGCGCGGCGGCTTGCGCGCTCAGGCCCATCGAGCGCGCGACCTGTATGTTGGCGAGCGTCGTCTCGTCACCGACCACGGTCAGCCGCTGGATCGCCGCGGCGATTTCCTTGTAGATCGCGAGCTGCGCCTCGGCGTCGCCGCCGGTCGCCCGAATCGCGGCGGCCAGCCGCCGCTCCGCCTGGATCTGTACGTCGAAGGCGCGCACCGCGACCGTGGCCAAGGCAACGAGCGGCGCGGTCAGCCTGAGCGAGAGCGACTGGCCGAGGCGCTGGGCGCGGCCGCCGAGATCGGACAGCCGCCGGCCGAGCCGCTCGGCCGCGCGTTCGGTCTTCTGGAGCCCGCTCTCCAGGCCCCGCGCCCGGCCCTGCGCCTTGGCCACGCCCTGCAGGTACGCCGAGTCATCGGTGCGCAGCTCGAGGACGGCTTCGCCGAGGCGTTCGGCCATGACCTTTTAATCCCCGGTGGCCCTAGGCTCGACGACGGTGACGCCGATGCCGATCGCTGCCAGCGCCGCGGGATCCGCCCGATTTAGCCGGCCGGCGCCAAGCCCTTCTTCGCCCCGCGCCTGGCGCTGGAGCTCCGAGGCCAGGCGGCGCGCGGCGGAAGCTTCGAGCGCGCCCGAGCCGAGCGCCGTCGCTTCGGCCCGGCGCAGGCTGTCCTCGGCCTGGAGCCGGGGCATCATCGCGACGTAGGCGCGGAGGAGGGCGATGGGGCAGCCGAAGAGCCACCATCCGGGGTCGCCGCCGTAGCAATGCTGGAGCCGCGGGACGAGCTCGCCCCAGTCGGGTTCTGGCCGAGGACAGCCTCCGCCCCCGCCAGCCGCGCCAGGCGCTTCTGCAGCGGGAGCCGCGTAAAAACCTCCGCTACCGCCATGCGTTGCGCATCGCTCAGCTTGGCGCGCAGCGCCTCCGGAACTCCGACCATGATCCGGTCGCCGAGATCGACCACGATTTTGCCGAGCTCTTTTTCCTGCGCCTTGGTGAGGTCCTTCTTGGCCATCAGCGCGTCGATGCGCTTGCCCCAGGCCGCGAAGCGATGATGATCGACGACCGTGAGCTCGTCGGGCGAGAGGATCTCGTAAAGCTCGCCGTCGATGGCGATCTTCGGCCGCTTGATAAGTGTCTCAAGATCGAGAAGGGGGGTGGCTTCGTTCGCTTCCGCCATGATGGTTCTCTCCGCGGATGTGGGTGACGTGGGGGACGTGGGTGACGGTTATGCCGAGGCGCTCGCAGGCGGCCTCGATCTCGCGCTGGCGCTGGCGGCAGTCCCGGGCCGCCGTGCGGTGCCGCGCCGATTCGCGCTTGTGGCGCCGGGCGCGCGCGTCCAGCGCCTGGTGTTGAGTGACCAGGTCGTGCATCAAAGCGGATCCTGGTGCTGCACCTTCCCAGCGCCGAAGCGCTCGGCCGCCGCGGCCGCGTTGGGGTCTTCGATGACCGTGAAATCGAGCGCCAGGCCGGCCGGCTGCCCCTTGCGGAAGACCGGCTCGGGCGAGCCCGAATGGAAGCAATAGGGCACCTCGTACTGCGCGTTCCAGCCGTCGCCTTCCGGCGAAATGCCGCGCAGCAGCAGCGCGTGGGTGGCGACCTGGACGCCGCGGTAGAGCGGCAGCTCCTTGAAGCCGGCGGTGCCGGTGCCGGCCGCCGTCACCGCCACGGTGTTGAGGTTGATCGCCAGGCGGTACTGTTCAAGTCTCATATCGAACAGCGTGAAGGAGATCGAGAATATCTCCTCGGTGCGCGAGGCCTTGCGCGGGCCGGTCGAGCCCAGGGTTCGGATCAGCTCCACCGTCTGGGAATGCCGGACCGTGATGCCTTCTTCCGAATAGTTCCGGTCGCCGGACTTGCCGATCAGCTGCCAGTTGCCGGCCGGCGCCGCGTCGATCGCCGGGAAGGCCTCGCCGGTCGGCGCCCAGTAGGCGGTGAACGGCGCGAGGATGATCTCGTAGGGCTGAACATTGGTGGGCATGTGAATGCCTCCTTTTCAAGCGGCGATTTCGGTCTCGGCGTAGAACGCCTGGAAGCTCTGAAAGACGATCGGCCAGTCGGCGTCCGGGTCGCGGCCGGTGATATAGCCGCCGGCCGGGTCGACCCAATGAACCAGGACGGCGACCGCGACCCGGCGGCGGATCTGCTTGAGCGCGACCGCCGCGGCGCGGCCCAGGATGTAGGCCTGGTACGGCGTCTCGCCGTAGGCGAAGAGGTCGACGCGCTGCGCCGTGTGCTCGACGTAGGAGCCCCCGACCAGGGTCGCGCCGCCCGAGGGCTGCAGCACGATGGCCTGGCGCGGCATCGACGCCGCTTCCGATTTCGGCAGCTCGATCCCGAAGACCCGTGTCCCCGCCAGCGCCGCGACCTGCGCGTCGGCCTTGAGGATCGCGATCAGGGCGGCGATGAGATCGGCGGGGATCATGCCAGCGCCACCTTCACAAACGCGGCCACGGCCAGGACGAAGCAGGCAGCGCCGATCAGCAGCGCGCAGGCGCCCCAGCGCCGGCCCATGGTCTTGGCCTTGATGAACGACACGCCCAGGAATATCCAGCAGACGCCCATGATGGCAACGAGGACGCCGATGGTGAGCAAACCAACCGAATAAGGAATCACGATCGTCCTCCTCCTGCGTAGGCGCGCCGGATGCGGCCGGCGAGCCCGGGATAGGTGGCGTCCGCGGCGGGCCTGAGGTAGGGCCGCGCCGGAATGACCACCTTCATGACCCGCACGACCTCGCCGCCGATCTCGAAGACCAGCGCCTTGGCCTTCTTCGGCACGATGACGCCGCCGAGCTCGTGGATCAGCGCGTAGCGCGCGTCGCGCGAGCCCCAGTTGCCGCGCACGCCGCGGCCCTCGGCCCTCGCGAAGTCCTGGACCCCGATCGAGCCCTCGAGCGTGCCGGTCCGGTTCTGCCAGTCGTGATTGCGCTTGGCGTGGTTCACCGCCGCGGCGAGCGTCGCGTTGACGCCCTGGATCTGCGCCCTCGCCAGGCGTTTCGTCACCGCCGGACCGAGCCACTTGAGGGCCATCACGCGACCCTCTTCAAGGCGGCCTCGATGTGGCCGGCTTTTCGTTGCGGCGGCGCGTCGACCCGCAGGCGCCCGGCGAACAGCACCACGCCACGGCGGTCGGTGACCCGGGCGATCTCGTCGCCCTCGGCGATGTCGGCGGTTTTCGGGAACAACGCGCGCAGGTCCTCGATCACCGCGGTCTTGTCGCCGTCGACGACCTCGCGGCTCTGCTTCGACCAGACAAAGCAGGGCAGGGTGCCAAGCGCCGCAAACGCCGGCGCCACCGGATGGCCGTGGGGATCGGTCCCGGCCGCGGTGTTGCGCTCGACCTCGGCGCGCTGGGTCATCCGCGAGCGGGGCATGGCTTTGGGCTCCGGACATCACGCCGCCGCCAGCCCGCGCCGGGGCGCCAGGCCGGCGAACAGCGCCTCGCGCGTCCGCGCCAGGTCCGGATAGGCCGCCTGCCAGTCGCCGGCGCGCTCCGAATCGAGCCCGCGGGCCTGGATCTCGAGCTGCACCACCTGGATCGCGACCTCGTCGCGCTGGCTGGCGTCCGAGACCGGGGTGTAGGTGAGCTCGACCAGCGGCGCCCAGAACCGGCGCCCGTTGGGGCCGTCGATCAGGCGCTCGAGGGTCCGCCCGCCGTGCAGCACCCGCCAGTCGGCGGCGTCGAGCGTGGTGCGCGCGCTTGGCTGCCCGGCGCCCGGCGGCGCGATCTCGACCGCGGTCGCCGCCTGCCCCGTATCCAGCGGCCGCGCGAGGGTCAGGAACCGCCGGTCGCCGGCAGCCGTGCTGTCGTCGCCGAGGTGCACGGTGATGGGGGCGTTGGGGCCGTAGCGGCGCTCGATCTCGGCCGCGACCTCGTCGATCATCGCTTGCAGCTCGGAGTCCGAGAGGTCCGTCTCGATCCGTTCCTTGACCCGGTCGAGCAGCATGGCCTAGACCCTCAGCGCCGCGATCGTGAGGCCGGTGATCTCCGAAAGCGTCACGCGCAGATCGCCGGACCCGTCGTTGTAGATCGACGCCGGGAACGGCCCGGCGGCGACGTCGCCGGTGGTGGCCGGCACGTTGATGGTCCGCTCGGCCACGGCCAGGCCGCCGACCTGCACCGGCGTCTGGACCGTCACCGTGCAGGCGCCGGCGCCGCTCTTTTCGAACAGCAGCAGGACCTGGCCGTCGTTCCGCACCAGGTAGGTGTCGGACGCCGAAAGCGAGCCGTTGCGCGTCGGCGCGGCCCCCGCCGCGCTCGGCTTCTCGACATCGATTCGAATGTCGGGCATCTATGCCTCCTGCCGCGGCGCCTTTTTGATGGTCAGGCCGCCCTTCTTGTTGCCGCCCTTGGCGCCCTGCTTGTCCTCGCCCTCGGCGCCCTGCTTGCCGCCGCCCTCGGCGGCCTTCTTGTCCGGCAGGCGGCCGTCCTCGAGGCCGAAGCGCTCGGCCGTCTCGTCGGGAATCTCATGGCCGATCGCGGCGTAGAGCGACGCGGCTTGGGGGTGCCCCTCGGGCAGCAGCTTCGACTTGTCGTCGTTGAACCACAGGCGTTCGTTGCTTTTCATGTCGCCTCCTCTACGGCGCCGCATCGACGATGCGGTAGTGGACCTCGATGTTGAGATCGGAATCGCCGGTGATAATCTCGCCGACCAGCAGGTGGAGCACCAGCGCCGCGTTGGCGACCGGCACGATGTCCGAGGGGCCGGAGGCGGCGGCCTGCGCCCGCGCCCAGCGGATCTGCTCGTCCGCCTGGTCGAGGAAGCCGGTGGCCTCGCACTGGGCGACCTCGGCGCCGCTGGCGTCGGTGTACTTGACGCTGAGGTCCTCGCCTACGGCGATGCCGGCATAGGCGGTGCCGGCCGGCTTCTGGATGAGCGCGCCCTCGAAGACGAGCGCGCGGCCGGCGCCGGGCGCCGGCACGATCTCCTGCGGCGTCGCGTTGAGCGCGAGCAGCTGCGCCGAGGTGATGACGGCGCGGCGGCGGAAGGTGCGCAGCTGCGCCCCCGCGATCGCGGCGCCGGGCTCGAAGGTCATGGCGCGCCCCCCTAGAGTCCGGTGACCGAGGCGAAGGCCGCCGGCCGGAACACCACGAAGGCGAAGCGCGCGTCGGCGCGGATGGTGCGCTTACCCTCGACAAACTGGCTGCCGGTGAAGCCGATCTGGACGTCGACCCCGCGGCGCTCGAACAGCGAGATCCAGGACGGCAGGAAGGAGCCGACGTAGCCGGTCCCTTTCAAGCCCGCGTCGTTCTGCACCACCGGCAGGCCCCACATACGCTCCGGACCCGGCTCGCTCGGGTTGCCCCAGATGTAGATGCCGTCGGCGGTGCGCAGCAGCCGCACGCCCTCCCAGTCGGTCGGGTGGATAATGTGATGTGTCGGCATCGCCCGGCCGGTGATGCGGATCTTGGTCATCGCCTTGAAGAAGGCGTCGGGCACCGGATCAAGGCCCTTGGCCTGGGTCTGGATCCCGACCGTGTTCTTGATGCCGCGCAGGTTCGGCGGCGTGCCGTTGCCGACCAGCAGCTGGAGGTCGAGGCGCTGGCGCACGCCGAAGATCAGGCGGCCGTTGAGGTAGGAGCCGACCTGGGCCACGTCCTCGAGCTGCTCGTCGGTGACCGGCACCGAGTCGGTGATCTTGCGCACAGCCGAGGTCTGCTCGGTGTGGGTGAAGGTCGATTCAGCGAAGGCGCCGCCCTCGGCGGTCTCGGCCGCGGCGTGGGTGCGGGTGGTCTCCTCCATGTAGACAACCTGCTCGACGCCGGTCTGGGCCATGGGGATGATGTCTAGGAGCTGCACCGGCCGGGTCACCGCCTCGACCACGCCGGGGATACGCAGGGACTCCGGCGCCCAGCCGGCGGTGGTGGCGAACAGCGCCTTGGAGCCGAGCGTCGGGAAGGCCGCGCCCTTGGCCAGCAGGTCCGAGGGCCAGACCTCGTCGAAGTTCAAGGCGTGGCCGCCGGCGGCGCCCGACTTGAGCCAGGCCTCAAAAGTCGCATCGGCGGTGACCAGCTCGCCCAGCGACTTAACCGTCGCCCAGGCCCGCTCGTCGGAACCGCCCGGCTGGCCCTGCCCGCCGGCCGGGAACGGCGGGCGCTTGGCGGCCTTCTCCCGTTCGGCCAGGGCCGCGGCGACTTTGTCGGCGATCTGATTGGCGGCCTCGACGGACTCGCACTCCTCGGCGAGCGATTCGAGCTCGACGTTCAAGGCGCGAACCTTCTCGGACACCGCCAGCGAGCCCTTGACTTCGGCGCCGAGGCATTTAACCCGGGTGAAATCGGGCTCCAACTGGCCCTCGACCTTGGCTTCCTCGAAGACCTGGTGCAACTGGTCCTGCTTGGCGGTGAGTTTCTCGCGCAGCTCCTTGAGCGTCATGGGGCGTACCTCTCGCTAACGTGGGGGGTCGGGACGCGCGGCAGCCCCGAATTCGGCCCCAAGCTAGGAACGCCGCGGCGCCATTAGAACCCTGAACCTTTCACGCGAGCCGCTGCAGCGGGGTTGGCCGGCGGCCGCGCGCCAACGGGCCGCTGCTGCGCCCAGGGGCCCCAGGAGCGGCGTCGGGCCCGGACCATGGGGGGGTTACCCGCCGGAGGCCGACTCAGCCCACTGGCGCCTTTAGAAACCACTTTAGAAGGGCTAGTCCTGCGCCGAGGAGACCCCGGGATTCCACCTGGGCCCCGAAACGGCGGTCAAATCGGACTCATGAGTCCGATTTGACCTCGCCCCGACCCCCGTTAAACAGAATTTTCCGGCAGGTGCCTGCGGGACAGGATTCGGGCGGTGCGGGCGAGTGCCCGCCCGGCCGCGCCGCGCGCCTCGCCCGGGTCGGGACTCTGGGCGAGCGCGCCGATCGCCGCCTTGGCCGCGGCCAGCTCGCCGCATGCCGCCTCCAGCTCCGCTTCGAGCTCGTCGAGTTGCTTGCGCCGCTCCGCCGACATCTCGCGCCCGTCCTCGGCGCGCAAGCGCGCTACCTCGCGCGCGCGCGCGGCGACCTCCTCGACCGCCGCCTTGACGGCGGCGATCTGCTCGCGGAACGGCCGGCCGGCGCCGAGCGCGCCGACCTTGAGCGCCAGCGTCGCCGTGCCGACGCCGGCGCCGAGCACGACTGGCGAGATCTCGTGCACCTTGAGCCGCTTGAGGACGCGGACCCGCTCGCCCTCGCGGGTCTCGGGCTCGGCGTCGACGATCTTGAAGCCGTAGGACCATTCCTGCAGCGGCCGGCCACCCGAGCGCTCGGCGTCCAGGTCGAACTTGAGCGCCGCGTGCCACTCGGCGGCCGTGGGGCTGTCCAGGTTGAGCTGGAACTCGGCCAGCGCCTCGTCGCCCTCCTCGAACACGCGCGCCTTGCCGATCGGCACCACGCTCCAGTTGTGCGCGGCCAGTATCTTGACCGTCTGCTCGCCGAAGGCGCCGGGCGCGTAGGTGTCGCCGTCCTGGTCGACCGCGCTCAGGGTCGCGATGCGCGCCAGCCCGGCGCCCTCGGCGTCGAGCCGCTTGATCGTGATCCCGCTCTTGACCTCGATGTCGCTGTCGTCGGGCTCCATGGCTTGTCTCCTCACGTGATGCTCGCGGTGTCGGTGACCGTAAGACTGGGCGTCTCGACCAGGATCTCCCCGTCCGAGGTCGTGACCTCGCAGTAAATGATGTAGATCCCGGCAGCCTGCTCGGTCGGGCCCGCGGCGGCCGCCAGCGTGTAACTCACCATGGCGCCGTTGACCGCGCCGGCCGGCGCGCCGAACTCGGCCGAGACCTCGGCCCCCGCCGCCTTGTGCAGCCTGAGCGCGACCACGCTTAAGAGAGTCTCGGCCTGACCGAGGCGCGCGGCGAAGTCGATGGTGAAGACTTCCGATTCGTCCCGGTGCTTGTTGAGGCTCATGGCGCGTCCTCCGCGACATGAACGCGCGCCCGCTTCGGGGCCTGGTATCGCCTCTCTTGCCAGGTGGCTGTGTGCTCCCGATCACCCGCCTGCGCCGCCGCGACCTGGCTTGCGATCACGCTGACGAGGGCGCCGGCGGCGAAGAGGTCTCCAGCCTCGAAGCCGGCGAGACCGCCGGAGACAAGGACCGCGCCCGCGAAAGCCAAGCTGTCGGGGCTTTCCGCGCCGACGATCGCGCCGGAGACCACGATACCTCCGGCGCCGACGAAGAGATCCGCGATCTCGGTCGATGCGAGCCCGCCGACAACCAGGACCGCGCCGGCTATTGCAGGTCCATCCGCTGGATCGGAGCCGGCGAGACCGCCGGAGACAGGGACCGCGCCCGCGAAAGCCAAGCTGTCGGGGCTTTCCGCGCCGACGATCGCGCCGGAGACCACGATACCTCCGGCGCCGACGAAGAGATCCGCGATCTCGGTCGATGCGAGCCCGCCGGCAACCAGGACCGCGCCGGCTATTGCAGGTCCATCCGCTGGATCGGAGCCCGCCAGATCGCCGGCAATCAGCGCGCCGCCGGCGAGCGCCGCAATATCCGCGGACTCTGCGGCGGCAACGTCTCCGCTGACGAGCACCCCTCCCGAAGCCGCGGCCGAATCTGCAGGATCGCCCGTAGCTAGATCGCCCGCGACCGGGACATTGCCCGAGGCCGCGCCCGTATCCGCCGGGTCTGTCGCTGCGAGGTCGCCGGTAATCCCAGGCTCCTGGACCTCAGCGTTCCACTCGACAGCCCCAATTTCGAGATAGCGCCTATTGTTCGGGTTGCCGGTGTGCCCGCCCGTCTGGACCAGGCGCAGCTCGACGTTCGAACCGTTCGCGGCGGCCAGCAGGCTGGCGTTCCACGTCGCCGAGCCGATGATTCCCGCGGTGCTCGAGACCGTCAGGCCCGAGGCGAGCGTCGAGACGAGCGCGCCGTTCTCCCAGAGCTCGGCCGAATAGGCCGGGTCGTTGCCGCCGGCCGCATTCTTCCGGACCTGCCAGCGGTTCTCCTGCAGGTCGGCGCCCACGGCCGAGTCGCTCGAAGGCGTCGGGAAGGAGGTCCGGAGATCCGAGGCGCCGCCTTCGGTCGTGGTCAACCAGCTCGCGTCCGGCGAATCCGGATCGTCGTCGATGTCGGCGACGGACCCCGAGAGGTTGCTCGAGGCGAGGATCGAATCGGGCGCGAGGCGCTCGTTAGCCATGCGTCATGATCGCGGAGTTGATCGTGACCTGCTGGGCGGCCGCGATGTTGTCGTTGTCGAGCACGATGTCGGTGCCGGCGGTGCCGACCGTGAGCTCGGTCACGACGTTGTTGTTGTTCGAGTCCCGAATGCGCGCCTCGGCGGCGATGCCGCCCGCGTCCGCGCTGAGGTCGGACTGCGGCATGGTGAGCGTCAATGCATCGCCGGTGACCGAGCCCGCCGGGTCGGCCAGCGTGATGGTGGCGAGCACCAGTGCCATCCCGGAGGTGCCGATCTCGAGCTTGCCCGCGCCCGCCCCGGCGTCGATCGCCGCCAGGACCTCGTTCATGCGCGCGGTCTTCAAGGCCGCTGCGTAGATAACCGTCATGTCAGTCCTCCTCGATGTGGGGCGCGAAGCTGAGCGTCCCGTTGGGATGCTCCTCATCGGCCATCTGGGCCGCCACCTCGGCGGTGACGATGGTGCCGTCGCGCGCGATGTGGGACGGCGTCGAGCGTCCTTCGCCGAGCCGGCCGTCGAACACCACGAAGCGCTCGATCCCCTCATGCTGTGCGCGCGCGACCGTGGAGACGTTCTGGGCGTACTTGGTCTCGGTGCGCGCGATGGTGCGCGCGCGGGTCTCCGGGTCGTGCCAGGGGCCGCCGCCGACCTGGTCGCGGATGCGTAGCGTCAATTGATCCACGCCCTCGCCGGCGGCCCGGCCCTCCTCGAGCGCGGCGAACAGCGACCGGCGCGATTGCTCGGCGAGATCGACCAGGCCGGCGCGCCGGCCGCCGGCGGCGACCACCGCGCGCGCGACCGGATCGGGCAGATCGGTCGCCAGACCGATCAAGCCCGCGGCCTTGCCGACCTCCTCGGCGACCGTCAGGTAGTGCACCTCGTAGAGCCGCCGGAAGACCGCCTGGCGCAGCGGCAGCTCGAGCTGTTCCAGGACCCGTCCGATCAGAAGCGTGTCCTCGGGGGACTGTTTCCTGGGCGTACTCTTGCCGGCCGCCGCCGCGAATTCGGCGAGCAAAGATCGGGCGTCATCGGCCGCGTCGCGCGCGAGGGCGCCGAAGAAGCGCGCGAGGTGCGGCTCGAAGGCGCGCGCGAGACGGCCCGCCATGCGCTCCAGCATGATGACGTAGGCGTTCTGCGCGGCGCCGCGGCCAGGCCCACGCCGCTGCTTCGCGCCCTTGCCTAGCAGGCCCCGCATGTCCAGAGCGGCCTGCTCCAGAGCGGCCTGCCCTTCCTCTGATCCCTGATCCCTGTCCTCTGCCCTCTGCCCCGCCGGCACCTCGATCGCCGAGAACGGCCGCAGATAGATGCGATCGGTGGGATCCACGTCCAGGCCAAGGGCCTCGCGCGCCTCGGAGACCAGCGCATAGCCGCCCGAGACCATGGTGCCCCAGCGCGCCGCGCGCTTGACCAGGTCGTCTTCCAGCGCCACCAGCTCGGAGGCGTCGAACTCCAGCTCGAAGCCTCGCGGCGCCGCCTCGAAGTCGGGCAGCAGCGCGCGCTCGATCTCGTCGGCGAGGCTCCGCTGCAGCGGGATGACGCCGTTGGTCCAGGCCAGCTTCCTCAGCTCCCCCATGGTCGCGCCGACCTTGGCGGTCTGTAAGCCCGCGCCGAAGCCGACCACCGCGGCCGGGATGCCGAGGCAGGCGCAAACCCGCTCCTCGGCCACGTCGCGGGTCACCGAGAGGTCCATCTGCTGCGGGTTGAAGCCGTATTGCTGGACCTTCGCCGCGCTGCCGAGCACCAGCGGCTGGCCGCGCCGGTCGCCGGCGAAAGCCTCGCGCAGCCAGGTCTTGACCGCGGCCACATCCTCGGGGTCCGCCTGCACGCCGGCCTCCGGCGTCAGCACCATGCCGGGGACGCCGAGGTTGCGCAGCAGCGCCGCCACGAAGTTGGAGCTTTCGAGATCCATGAAGATCTCGCGGATGGTGGCGTGCAGGGGCGCGAGACCCAGGCGCAGATTCCGCGGGTCGATGCCGTGGCGGAAGTGCACCACGTCCTCGGTTTTCAAAGGGATCGGCGGGACGCCGCCGGGGCGGTACTCGTAGTGAGAGATGAATTCCGAGCCGTCGTCGGGCCACTTGGGCGCGACCGTCCAGTGCGGCAGGTACCACAGCTCGACGGGGCGGCCGACGCCGTTGCACACCTTGAGCCAGTAGGCGTTGCCGGCGGTAAGGTAGGAGAGCAGGGTGGCCGACCACAGCGCGACCCCGTTGTAGGACCCGTTGGGCCGCGCGACCAGTTCGGTCAGCGGGTGATCGTCGAGCGCCTCGCGCGCGCCTTCGGCCTCGCGGAAGACCGTCAGCGGGGCCTCGGGGAAGGCGCGCTGGATCCATTGCACTGGCGCCATCACCACCGAGGCGTCGATGCCGTCGCCCACCTCTTTGGCATAGTCGAAGCGGGTCCGCGCCAGGTAGGTGGCGAAGACCGGCGGCCGGCCGGCGTGCCGCATGGCGCTCAGCGCCTTACGCAGGAAGCCGATCATGCGAAGCCCCCGGCCGGAATGAAGCCGTCGTCGGGCAGGTCCGGAATCAGTTCCTCGATACCGAGCGGCCGGAATCGGCCCTGGTTCGCGCCCTCGGCGGCGTGCAGCGCCAGGCCGTGGGCCCAGAACTCGTCGGCGTGGCCGGCTTGCGTGCGCTCGGCGTCGAAGCGCGGATTGCCGGCGAGCGTGGTCACCTTGCGCACCGCGTGGTGGGCGTCGCGGATCGCGCGGTCCTCGGGCGTGCGCAGGCGCCGGTCTTCAAAGGCCTGCTTGATGATAGTCGCCAGGTGCTGCTTGACCAGCGCGGTGAAGATCACGCCCTCGACCCGGTAGGCGCCGTGGCGACGCTGGGCGTCCTCGACCGGCTTCTCGCCGATCCCGGTCTGGTCCGCGCACATCCGCCGGACGTCGTAGCGCGCGAAGACCCGCGCCAGCTCGGCGTCCTGGGCGGCGAAGCTGGCGTTCTTCATACGCACCACCTCGCGCGTCCACAGCACGTCGCCGACCAGCTCGATGACCCAGATGATGGTCAGGTCCCGGCGCCGGGCGATGTCCATACCCGCATAGCACGACCCGCCTTCGTAAGCGCCCGGGTCGCCGGCCCGGGGGTGCTCGGCCGAGACGATCAGCTCCCAACTCAGCCAGGCGGTCGCCTCGTCGACGGCGACGCACATATACTCTTGGCTCCAGGTCTCCTCGTCGCCGCAGGCGGCGCGCTCCTCGGCCAGCCAGGCGGCGCGCTCGGCCTCGCTGAGCCTGCGGCCGGTGATGCGGTCGGCCAGGCCCTGTTCGACCGCGTCGACGATGGTCACCTGGTGCGGCCGGAACGGGCCCTGGCCCTTGGCCGCGTCGTCGCACATCCGGTAGAAGCGGGTGCCGCGCCCATTGTGGGTCGAGATCACGCGCACCGGAAAGCCCCACTGAACGATCGGCCGCGCCGCCTTCCACATCGCGTCCCCGTCGGCGTGGTGGGCGAACTCGTCGAGCACCAGCTTGCCGCCCTTGGAGCGGAAGGCGGCCGGGCGCGACGACAGCCCGATCAGGCGGCGGCCGTTGGCCAGCTCCACCACGAAGGCCTTGAGATTGTCGTCGCGGTCGATCACCAACTCGCCGAGATCGCGCGCGGCGATGTCGAAGAGGCGCGCCCAGTTGGCGCAGTACTCGATGTATTCCCGCGCCGCCGACTGGTCGGCCGAGGAGAACCAGACGTCCGGCGGCCCGTCCTCGGCGACCAGGTCGCGCACGTCCTCGTAAGCCTGCACGTAGGTGGCGCCGATGCGCCGCGCCTTGGGCCAGATCTTGAAGCGCGAGCGGTCGTCGAGCCAGGCCTGCTGGTAGGGCAGGAAGTAGGGTTGTTTAATCATTGCACTATGAGTTGCGGCGCGGGCGGCGCGATGCCGAGCACCTCGCGCTCGATCCGCGCGATGGTGTCCGGCGAGAGCCCGGCCTTGCGCGCCGCCCCGCCCGCCGCCTTGGCGGCCTGCTTCGCCACCTCGCGCCGGACCTTGATCTCGCGCTCGGTGTCGTGACGCGCCGCCGTCGAGAGGTCGCGCAGGGTGCGCGCCAGCAGCATGGCGTTTTCGGGGTCGAGCACGATTGCCTGGCCCTCCTCGCCGGCGAGCAGCTGCATCACGCTCGCGTGCATGAGCTCGATGTTGAGCCGCGCGGTGCGCGTCTCGTCGCCGGTGCCCAGGCGCGAGACGATCGCCTCGGCCGCGGCCCGGCTCTCGCGCACGCGGCTCGCGATCGCGTCGATGCGCTGGACGTGGCGGCCGAGGGTGGCGCGCGCGACCTCGACGTCGAGGCTGGAGAGATGCTCGCGGATCTCGTCGATGGTGTGGCCCTGCTCGCGCAGCCGGCCGATCAGGTCGCGCAAGGACGCGGGCAGGCGCGCGATCTTGCTGAGCCGCGCCATGCCGCCCTTACTCCGGGGCGCGCGGGCGCTTGACGCCG